CCGATACATATCCCAATTGTGGAGTCACCACGCTAGTGAATAGCGGGGTGTCGGATCCTTGGGCACTAGTCCAGGCTACATTCGTTAGAAATGATTCCCGCTGTACGAATTTAGAAATAGCCAACTCATCCTCTCCACTGAGACCAACAATAGAAGGATCAATCGATAATTCATTCTTTGGATCGAGAGCTAGCTTTTCGTGAGTATACCCTATTTTTGCTGTTGCCAGCTGAGGAAATGGAGAGTTTCGCACCGGTTCTGTATCCGAAATAACAGGAACATCTGTAAACCCGAATAAAGTGGCAATCTTACTTACCGCTGAGGCGCCTATGGTAGTTGCCTTCGCGAACTTGCCAATATACGGTACATCACCTAGTTTTCTAGATGCCGCCGCAATGGCCGATGCTGGAGCAGAAACTGGCCCGACACCATATTCATCAGCCTGCAAGGCGGGAGCAAGTGTAGGTCCGGCTACGACCACATCTTCCATCCAGGCGTAACATTGAACTGTAACTGAGCTCGTGGCTCCATTTGCACTAGCCAACTGATTGTAGATGGTCATAGAGATAGATCCCATGTTGTTGAAATCAGCAATTGCACCAACGCGAAGAAAAGATCTAGGCCAAATGAACGGACAGGTTAGAACTGCACCTTCACTATGTGCTGGATCTAACCACACTCCAGGAAGCTGTGAATTGGGCAGGAACGAGCTAGGAAAGCTAGAAGTTCCACCATACGCTTTGAAATTAGGCATTGGAAGATACATAGCGCGCATCGAACCGTACAGAAAAGGAGAGGCATTTAACACAAACTTTAGTTTGAGATTGCCTCGCAAGAATGCATAGTTAGTTAATTTATTCTTGATGGACGCATTATCAGCAAATAAACGCCATACCTGTTGATTAAATAACTTGTATCCCACTGGATCAGATTGCGACCAAGTGAACGAAAGCACCCTAACTGGACGCGCCATATAAGACGCAAGATCAGCCGTAGTTTGAGCGTCCGCTAGTTCGTAGTCAAGTGGCGATACTTCAGTTCCAACTGTGGTTCCAGCATTCGAGTCGACAAATCCAGTGGTCTGACTATCCTCAACAGTCATGTCGGGCACCTGCGGTGCAAGAAGAACTTCTTCAGACTGTAGCACACACTTCCACGGGCAGCACTGCTCACACTCCACTCTAGTGTCACCCATCACCATGATATGATCACAGTGAGGACACTCGTATTGCTCCAAACCCCTAACGGGGGGAGCATTCATGTTTTTGGTTTTGTTGTTTTGTTTGTTGTTTGTTGATGTTTTAGCGAGTCAGTATAAAATGCAAGAGGAAACTCAATCTACATGCAAGTTTGCTTTTTTCTAGGGCACCCTGAACCCTCACTCCTAAATAGGCGAGCTCCCTGAAGAGCGGGTTTACAATACAAACGCACACTTAACGATACTAGAAATGCATAACATATATGTTACAGATCGCCTGTAAGGGGAGACTAATTCGGCAATACATTGCGCGGGTGATCTGCCTCACACCCTAACTTTGTCCCTTCGATATGAGCGGACGCTTTCCAAAAGCGTTCGTTAAGTTCATCCCAGGTTGGGAAACCTTTGTGCTTCAATTCGAGCGTTAAGTTGTTGATTTGCGCAATGCGCCACAACCACTCACGCTCCGCCTCAAACTTCGTGCGTCCATACCAGAACCACTCGTTCAAAGCTGAATTCATCACACTCGCCATATGTAGCTCTGGAGACTCTGTCCCACTCGGGTTACAAATAGTGAGCATCTTGTGGATGGAAGCCTCTTCAAGAGGGCACACAACAGCACCAATATCTTCATCCCAACGCCAAGTGCGTTTGAGGTAGGAAACTTCGCTGATATGAATGAACGGACGTGATTCACTTTCCTTATCAGCCATAGTGTATTCCACTCCGATCTTGGCCATTGAGCGTTGGATAGCAGTATGGTTAAACCAGTCTGCATCCCGAGACACGTTCATGGCATTGTCATCACCATAAGTGAGTAAATTCACATACTTCTTGAAGTGGCGAGCCTTATCGTAGATTGATCCTGCAAAAGGGCACAATTCAACAAATGCGAAACGCATATATAGTGCATTCACTAAACAGTTCACGATGACAGTGAGAGGATGACCTGACGGGTTGGAGCCGAAAAATTCGACCAAATCGCCATCAAAGTTGACAAAAGCGTAAGCTGTGTCTTCAGCAATGCAATCCACCACTGTCAACTGCTCAATCGCCCAACCAGCTTTATGCAAAACGCTGCGAATGATAGAAAACGCCAAAACGATCAGAAGAGCTTCCATCTTCTTATCAAACTTGCCGTAGTCACCACATACGTTGCGATCTACACCGTGTTCAGTCAAGAACACATAGTATTCTTGCCATTCGAGTGACTGAACCGTGCATCCTGGAGATGACTCAAAGACGAACGGATTCTCCTGCATGAGCTTCACAAATGGCAGCAGGTACTTACGTACAACATAAGACCAATCAGCCGGAGCAGCAGTAAAAATTCGCAGCTTACCCTGAACAATCTTCGACTTAGCGCGAGGTTCATCCTTAACTTGGCCGCTAAAGACTGGACTAGCGCGCTGACCCATCGAATACTTTTCTTCAATGAGTTTAATGCGTTCCATCACTTCATCGTTAAACGTCATGTTTCCATCATCACCGTTCAGAAAGAACTTCTTGCTCTTATTGTATGGTTCGCCCATCGAAGTCTTGAAGTTCATCTTATCAATAAAGCGAACGCCTTCAATTCCGTTGATAGTGGCCTTATGAGATAAGGGTTCCAACCAAGGGATGCTTCCCACATCCAGACGATCTAAAATGTCGTCCGTATAAGCGCGAGCGATCTCCTTCATGGTAGATGGACTAACCGATCCAAACTTCTTCTGAGTCGAGTCGATGAGTGCTAACCGCCAAGGCCGCCAATCCTGAAGCTTTGGCACGCCGAATTGAACATCCCATCCACGCTCAGCAAGAATCTGCTCAGAGAGCAAGGTTGGTTTCACCTTAGAACGGGCGGTCGTGCTATGGCCTATGTAGCTACCGAACACTGCAATCGATCCTTCTTCAAGCCATCTCAAAGGTGACTTCTGACGGAGTGGTCCGAGCACCTTAGGCCGGGAAGGAGATGCAATAACAGGAGAAGCGCACTGGATCACAGGCATAGCAAAATGTGCCACAGCCTGCTCCACAACATCAGTATCAATAGATGTTGCCCATACCACACCACTAGCATTTCCTAGTGTGTGAATGCCCAAAATTGCTGTTACAGGCTGATGAGCCACCAACGGTGACCCACAATCGCCTACAACCGTATTTTCAGAGGCATACCCAGACCACATGTCTAGCGTAGTATCTAATTGCTCAACACGCATCGTGACTGGTGCTGCGCACTTAACTTGGATACGTTTCGTCGCAACCGACTTATCCTTGGTAACGTACGTGGCTGTGTAAGCACCTCGCAACGATGGTTTGCGGATCAAAGATCGTAGATCTCGCTTAGTTTCCCAGCTATAAACCTCAAAGAAAGCGAGGTCCCGCTCTGGAATGCGCAAAATGTCTGCTTGCGTTAATTTGAAAGTTACATTGGGTGATGCTCCTTGAATATGGGGCATCACACTCAGAGACACAGTCAAATCGGTATCAGTCATCAAAGTGTGGTTGTTAGTCATCCACAGATGACCACATGGACTGAAAACATTACCTTCACGTGCGATAACGCCATTGGATACCTTGATTCGCGCGATGTTACGCTCCACGATACTCATCACCTGATCGTGTGGTAAACTAGCGAAAGACACACTCGTTTCTGAGCGATCAAACGACGATGTCTCGTAATCATCACGCTTCCAAACATTCGCGCGCTCCGTCACCGGGAAGATGCTATCAGGCGCTGATTGACGCAATCCCTGTACCACAGGTGTACGCTCCTTGATCGATTGGTACAAACCATAGGAAACAATTAGTGCTGACATAGCACCAATGCCACCAAGGATGTACTTCCACTTGCGCGACATGTAACATGAGCTCGTAACATCACCTATCCACTCGTAACACGCACGCTTATCGGACGTATAACACTGAAAGCACTTAAGCGCAAATTTACGCGCAACTTTCCACTCCATAACAGCGTGGGTAATGTTGCGAATGCATCGCGACTGAGTATACGCTTCTAGGTACTTCCCAATAATCCAGTGTGTCGCGCGAGTTAGGCGAGAAACTTCCCCACGGGCCTGTCTAGCAACAATCTCTGCAAGAACTTCCGCCATAGCAATATCATCACTCTGAACTGTCACATTCGCATGATGTGTCACACGAATGGGCGCAACAAACGATCGAACAACACTACCTTCTCGGGAAATGGTAGTCTTGAGAATATAGTTACAATCGCCACTAGTATGTGGAATATAATCATACCGCCACTCATTACCCGAGTCATATTCAACTCGCGAAAATGGATCGCCCATAATCATGTCCACTGGAAGAGCGTATTCCCTCGACTGGAGGGAATACTCATCCACCAAAGGACACACACACTTAAGAGTATTCATGTCACACTTACTGCACAACGATATATCCTTCATGGCGATCACACCAGCACCCGCTCGCGCTTGAATTGACTCAAACGCGCGCATTGTCTTAGCTAACCACAGCAAGAAAGTGGTTGAATCTGTGAAAGATGCAACCTCTTCGTAACGAGCCATCTCATTTGGTGCGGCAACCACGCGCTCTACCTTAATATTCCAGAAGTCTGGCCAATCATCAGTGATCGGCGGCAATTTGGAGGGTTCAATCATCTCAGGATCATCATCACGTGCATATTTCAGTTTAGGTGAAACTGTAAGCACGAAAGGAAAACGTCTCTGAACTGCAATTGGGCACGAAAAATATGCGTGAGCGTTAAGGTGCTTTGAATTGGTGGTAGCAACACACATTCGTGCGCGCATTGGATTCTTACCTTTATCCTCAAGGCTGGCCTGGTTAGGTACCAGCGGCACATCGTTCAAGATCTGAATAACTTCGGCAAGTGAATTGTCCACAAGCTTTCCGTTGGGATCAGTGAATGCGATATCATCCAACAGCAAGAACCACTTCATAGAATCCCAACCAGACCAGAAATCATCACACGAGTTTCGTGTGTACTTGAATTCGTCTTCGGTGGGTAAATTCCAAATCTTGCCTGCAAAGTGAAACAGCATGCTAGTGAACGTGGATTTACCCACACACGTTTTACCGTACACCAGCAAGCCGAACGGCGGTCTTCGCGACTTCTGAGCTTCCCGGAAGGTTGTAAGATCAGCTTGCATCATAAGTAGATCATTCAACATGCGCTTGATGTTTGCAATTTCCAAACCAGTCGTCTTCTGACCAAATTTCAAGATGGAACGACCTTCTTCAATACATTCCTTCAGATCAGACACAAATCGGTGGTAGTTAGTACCTTGTGCTTCAAGATCACCGCGGAATTGAAATTCGCGCTTAACCTTTTGGCACGCATCAAACCATTTACCAAACGAAGTTGGACCATGAACAAAAGTTTCCCAAGATCCGGTTTTGGTGAACAACAACGCTCGCTGAATGAACAGTGCCATAGTGTCAAGAACCGTCGTTACGAAGTTAACGCCCATCAATGGTGAAGCCATTTCTTTGCGGCATGCAAATGCAACCTTTTCATCGATCTTGACTCCAATTAAGGAGAAAACAC